ACACGACTGACGAGGATGGCGTAACAACCACCAAGGCAGAGCATGAGGCTGCGTATCAAGCTGGACTGGATGACAATGCTGGCGAGGCTGTCCGCGCCAAGCGCAACACGCTTCTGGCTGAGACAGATTACTTTGCGTTGACTGATGTAACGATGGACGCTGCGATGACGAGTTATCGTCAGGCTTTGCGTGACATTACAGATCATGCAAACTTTCCTAATCTGGACGACGCTGACTGGCCCGCAAAGCCTTAAAGGGGGAGAAGGCACATGCCGTTAATCCCGCTAAAACTCCCCGCTGGCCAGTATCGCAACGGCACTGACCTTATGTCTCAGGGCCGCTGGCGGGACATTAACCTCGTCCGTTGGCATGAGGATGCTCTGCGTCCCGTGGGCGGATGGCGGCAGCGTTCATCTGTTGATCTGAACGGCGTTGTCCGGTCCATGATTGCGTGGGAAGAAAATGACGGATTGCGTCAAGTGGCGGCTGGAACGTACAATAACTTGTACGTCATCAACGCAAACGGCACCGCGACTGACATTACTCCCACTGGCTTAACCGCTGGGCGCATTGACGCAAATATTAATACAGCATACGGCGGCGGGTTTTACGGCAACGAAGAATACGGCTTGCCACGCGCTGACACTGAAACCATCCTTCCGGCCACAACTTGGTCACTAGAAAACTGGGGTGAATACCTGCTCGCTATGTCATACGATGACGGCAAGCTATACGAGTGGCAGGGTGACGTTTTGACTGACGCCGCGCTGATCGCAAACGCTCCCACAGATTGCACTGGCATGATGGTCACAGAGGAGCGCTTTGTTGTGTGCTTCGGCGCAGGCGGCGATCCGCGCAAGGTGCAGTGGTCGGATCAGGAAGACAACACAACTTGGACGCCCGCGGCCACGAACCAAGCTGGTGACATAAATCTGCAAACTAACGGTGTTATTTTGGCTGGGCTACGCACACGCGGCCAGTCGCTTATTCTGACCACAGAAGACGCCCACACATTAACGTATTCCGGCCCACCATTTGTGTATGGTGTAGAGCGCGTCGGCACTTCCTGTGGGCTTGTGGCGGCCCGTGCGGCGGCTTCTGTTGACAATGGCGTGATTTGGATGGGATTGCGTGGCTTCTTTATTTACTCTGGCGGCAGGGTCCAAAGCGTCCCCTGTGACGTGGCTGACTATGTGTTCAGCGACATCAACAAGGATCAGCGCTCCAAGGTGTCTTGCGTAGTCAACAGCGCTTGGAACGAGATTTGGTGGTTTTACCCCAGCGCAGACAGCCTTGAGTGCAATCGCTACGTTGCCTATGACTTTGTTGAGGGCATCTGGATAACAGGCGAAATGGATCGCACCGCTGGCGTTGATCGCGGCGTGTTCCGTTACCCAATGTTCATTGCAAGCGATGGTGAGCTATACGAGCATGAGATCGGCTATAGCTACGGCTCAAGCACTCCCTATGCGGAAACCGGGCCTATTTCTATTGGGTCTGGCGACAACCTAATGAGCGTTGTTGAACTTATCCCCGACGAGAAAACTCAGGGCGATGTGACTGCCACGTTTAAAACACGCTTCTATCCAAATGGCGATGAAAGCGAATACGGGCCTTTTAATATGAGTAACCCCACTTCGGTTCGTTTCCAAGGGCGTCAAGTGCGTATGCGAGTTGAGGGCAGTGTTGCCACTGACTGGCGTGTTGGCATTATGCGGCTTGATGCGCGGCAGGGTGGGCGTCGATGAGAGTTGTGCCGCCAATTACCTTTGACCTATCAGCGTGGGCGGAAAATATGCGCCGCTACCTTGGCAAAGCTCTAAACCAGCTTGACGCCAAAGATGCGTCCGTGTCGGCGGCAGAGGATGGCATTTTGCTGTGGGATCGCGAAGAGGGCTACCCGGTGGTCTCAAAGAACGGTGAATGGGTGCAAGTTGTTTTGGAGGACGGCAAGTATTCCGGGGCAGTGACAGCTGACCAAACTGCCGCGTCCATAAACACAGCTTACGCTTTGACCTACACTTCCAGCATCGCTGACGGTATTAATAACGGCACTCCAGCCTCTCGCATTGTGTTCGATGAGGCTGGTCAGTATATGATTAGCTTTTCTGCGCAGATTGCATCGACATCAAGCTCAACTGTAAACTTTTGGTTTTGGCCTCGCGTCAATGGCTCTGACGTTGCTGGGTCAACAATGAAAAACGCACTACATCAAAACGGGTCTGTTTTAGTTGTGTCGCGCTCTGCAATATTTGAGATTAGCGCTGGAGATTACCTTGAAGCTATGTGGGCAGTAGACAACACCAATGGCTTTCTTGACGCAACAGCGGCAACTGCATTTGCGCCTGCCGCGCCAGCCTCAACGATAGCAATTACGAGGTTGCATGGATGAATGAAGAACTAGCACGCTGCAAGCCTTGGATTGAGGCAGCTTTAAGCTACAGCGGTGGCACTCATGGATTTGATGATGTGGTCTCTGGGTTGCAAAAAGGCACGTTGCAACTGTGGCCTACGCCAAGGGGGTGCATAGTCACAGAAATAGTGGTATATCCGAAGAAACGCGTGTTAAACGTATTTCTAGGTGGCGGTGAATTGGACCAGATTTTAGATATGCACGATGATGTGATAGAATGGGGCAAAGCTCAGGGTTGCAGCGCTCTCACAATGTCTGGCCGATATGGCTGGAAGAAACCATTAAAGGCACACGGCTGGGAAGCTCATCATGCCTCATACATTAAGGAGTTTGAGTAATGTAAGGCGGAAAAGGTGGATCAACTTCCTCAACGGTAACAATACCACAGTACATTGAGGATGCGGCAAAAGCTAATTTGGCCAAAGCTGAAGAGATTTCAAAAATCGGCTACACGCCATATTATGGCCCAGACGTTGCTGCGTTTACTCCGATGCAGCAAGCGGCCTTTCAAGGCACAGCCGATCTCGCCAGCGCATTTGGCACGGCTGGTGGCGGCATGTCTCAGCAAGATGTCATGGGCGGTATGCCCGCCCCAACTACATATGCAGGCGGCGTTCAAGGTTACTCATCTGCCCCAATGTTTGAACAATCTATGGCCGAGCTTGAGGCAAGGCGCCCCGGACAATACGCTGCAATCAATGCGCCATTCATTGACCCCGTGACTGGCGCGCAACCTGCGGCCCCATACGCAACTGGCGGGGCTGATACGTTACTTCCTATTGGTGCAGCTTTAGCAGGCGCTGGCGGAAGCTATAATAGCGATGATGATTTTCACCGACAAATGATGGCAAACGCATCTAATCAAAGTTCGGGCGCTATGACTGTGGACCAGCAAAACGCTAGTTTTGGCCTTTCTCCATCTGGCAGAATATCCGCTGCTCTTCCGGGTGGCGCGGATGACCGAAATTTAGGTCGTCCAGTAAACCAATTCATTGCAGGGGCAACCAGCCCAACTCAGCAATCTGGTGATCCAACAAGTAGCCTTTTCCCGGTTGGTAGGTCGGCGCATTCGCAATATGACCCTAGCACACAATCGCTCACTTTGGGCAATAGCGGCGGCGGTGGTGGCACGGACAGCGCAGGCCGAGACTCTAGCAGCTGCGTAGTGGCGACACACGCAGTTAACTCAGGTGCATTTTCCCCAGCCACCAAGCGTGAGGCTGTTGTGTGGTGCATGAACGCGCTGCACGGTAAATGGTGGGGCGAGGCTGTACGGCGCGGCTATCGTTACTGTGGCAATAAGAAAATCGAGCAAGGCAAAGCGCGTGAGCATTACGGAGAGTTCCGTCGCTACATTGACTTTGCTAGTGGCAAAAAGCGCACACTTCAAGGCGCACTTACGTTTACATTCCGAACTGCACAGTTCTTTGCAGTCGGCCTAGTTAAGAGGGACGCATAAGATGGGTAGTTCAGCAGCGGGAAGTCCAAATGCTCTTACAATGGGTCCAGCGGTTGGACGTTTGGTCTCTGGACCCGGCAAGGGGTCCGGGGCTGGTGGCGGGCAAGCGGCGCTTCCAGCAGCTCTGCCTCCACCTCAAGGGCAATACCCCCCAATGGGACCAACTGTCGGGCCAGGAGCTCTGCCTCCAACTCAAGGGCAATACCCCCCAATGGGACCAACTGTCGGGCCAGGAGCTCTGCCTCCAACTCAAGGGCAATACTCCCCAATGCAACCAACTGGCGGCTTCAACGTCAATCAAGCGGCGGCTGGTAGCTTGCAGCAGGCGATTGGCACGGCTGGCGGGCTTGCCAACTTTCAAGCGCAAAGAATGCAGGCCGCAGGCGCTGGCCCAACAGCAACTTACGGCGGTGCTACTGTTGAGCGCACTCCTGCATACGGCGGTGCTACTGTTGCTCCGGCTACTACTTACGGCGGTGCTACTGTTGCCCCGGCCACAACTTACGGCGGCGCTACTGTCGCCCCAGCTACAACTTACGGCGGTGCAACTGTTGCTCCGACTTCAACTTACGGCGGCGCTACTGTTGCTCCGACTTCAACTTACGGCGGCGCTACTGTTGCCCCAACTACAACTTACGGCGGTGCTACTGTTGCCCCAACTTCAACTTACGGCGGTGCTACTGTCGAGCGCACTCAAGGGCCACAAGCTGCGCAGCTTGGAGCGGTTGAGCGCTACGCTGGCGCATCAATAAGCCCTATTGAGCGTGCGCAAGCCGCGCAACTGGGCGATGCAGAGCGGATGCAAGG